GCATTGGAGCCATGACCATCTCTTCTTCTTCTTCCATCATAGGCTCCATGCCGTAGTACTCCTTGAGGGTTTTTACGCTGTTACGATACTCGGCTGGTGTTGGGGTAATGCTTGCTTCAGCGATAGGCCAGCGTGTTATCTCAGCGGCACCGCCCATGCTCTTGCGCTCTACCAGATGACCAGCAGCACCAGAGGAAAAACCCATCTTGCCTTGCTTGCAGAGCTTTGCAATCATGCTGCCGTACTCATCTGCTAGATCTAACTGAGCCTCGTACCATAGCCCGGTATCGTCCATCTTTATGTAGCCTGTACCGATGCTCTTTTTCCCGACAGCGGCATCCATACCGTGGTGGTAGTAGACGTTGAGCGGTACGCGCTTGCCTTCGGTCATCGGGAATCCGTAGTCGGTTGACTTCGTGAAATAGTCACCTTCAAGGTCAGCACTTTGGGTGTTACCAAAGCGAACCAGGTAGCCCTTGACGTAGCCCAACCTGTCGCTCTTGATACCGTCAACGGTAGATGTCAGCAAGTCCATGGCTTCACTATCCCACAGTGCATTTTTCATAGGTAGGTCGTTAGATCCGGTTGGTATCCTTCTAGGTCTCTCAGCGGCAGCACCCTTGTGGTAGGCCCCCAGTCAGCGTTAGGCACCACGGTTGCCATGTCACTGAGCGGCAACCCCTCAGCGTAAAGGTTGTAACGGGCGGTGCCGAGTATCTGCTGAGCTTCAAGCGGTGTTAGCCCCTTCAGTATTTCTTCGCCGGTGGCCACCTTTGGGCGGGTATCCGGTATAGATGAATCGCCTGTAATCTCAGCCCAGGATAGCGTTTCCGGTATCATCACGCACCGGCAGTTCGGGTGGCTTGGCATGATCGTATCGGTGGCTTGTAGGGTGCCGGATAGAGCCAAGCAAGCAAGGCATACCCGCGCATCTTGCGTAGCCTGTCGTCGGTATCCGGTCACTGCGCCATTCTCGGTATAGAGTTGCCGCTGGGCTTCACGGCTTGCACGTATCATCTCAGTACGTGCTATCGTCTCGGCTCGGTAGCGTCCAATATCAGCCGCCTTGCGTACCCGCCGTGCTACCGTGCGCGGGCCTTCACCGAGGCTTATCCCCTGTACCAAAGCCATCTGCATGGCATCAGTTGTTACTTGTGGGATGGCATCGAATAAGACAGCCAAAGGGCTACCATCGCCTGCGAACCCGACAAAGGCCTGCAAGGCTTCGTCAGGTAGACTTGTCCATGAAGTACCAAGGGTAACCCCGGCGGGCTTTTTACCCGCTGCCGCTTCCACAAGGCTTGACGTTGAGCCATTAGCAAGCGTAGCGGCTTCAAGTTGCCCATCGGCTGTAATCACTGCCCCTTCTACACTAAACTTCTTCAGGTTCTTTCCGAGCTGCTCGATGTTGTCTATGATCCGTTGGCGCATAAAAAGGATAGTCTCGCTAGGGTCTTCCCCGTTATCCATGCGCTCTTGAATCCTACCCTCCAGCGCTTCAAGCTCATCGATGCTGGCCTTGGTTGCGGCTTTGTATGCGCGTTGCATACGGCTGATGGCTACGCCTTCACGCTCCAAAAGGTCGTTGCGGTACTTCTGGGATGCGGCATAAATCCTGCCCGTCCCGGTGTCTACTCGCTTGAGCTGGTCTCCAGCTCGTACCCGTAAAAAGGGTGAGACTTGTACACTACCCCCGGAGTGCATACGTGGTCGGTGTCAAGGCTCTTGCCATCAGGCTGCATAGCGTCCCGCTTGGATGTAGACCAGCGGAACCCGGCATCACCGCCCCACAAGTCCCAGGCTACACGCCCCGGACTGGGGAAGCCCTCTTCACCAGCGTTGAAACCTTCGGCTTTCTTGTCTACCTCATGCCGTGAAAAGAAAGAATACATCCGCAGTATCGTGTCTTCGGAAAGTTTCTCACCGTTTACGATTTGGTTAGCCCTTGCCAAGCCTACCCGCGTCCCGCCATCGAATCCTTCAGCCTTCCAATCAAGCGCCCGTTGCGCTGCTGTCCGCATGGCTTCGGTCGGTCGGAACTTCACATCATAAGACCGTACTGCTGCACCATCAAAGCCACCACCGCTTTGTACGGGGATTGCCGTTGGGTGTAGCTGCCCCTCATCTTCCGGTACTGCTTCAAGGCCTGCTATGCGCTTGGCTTCAGCCCTATCAATGATGCCGGCCTTGTAAAGTTTCTCCGCCCGCAACGCTTCAGCCTGTAGGTCATCTGCAAGCGCCCGCACGGTTTCAAGGTCGTACATCACAAAGTCACCCTGCTGGGTCTCAGGGTATTCCGGCAGCAGGTCAGCGGTGATAGCATCCGCAAGGGTACGCAAGAGCGGCACCATGCCATCTTCCCATGCGGCTTGTTGCGCCCTCTCATAATTACTGTAGGTAGAGCGTTCTAAGCCTGAACCAAGGCCCAAGACCATAGGGTTGATGCCAAGGGCTGAACAGATACGCTCCTCCGGTACACGTCTCACAGAATCCAAAGCAAGCTCGGAAGGCGTAAGGCTAACCCTATCCATCTTGTAGGCACCGGTCATAACCACGATACCGCCGGACCCGTCCCCGGTAAGGTCTTCATGCAGTTGGCGCTTCACCTGCCGAGCATCGTCCATCGACATATCAACGCTAGTCTCTTTGGCATCAGGCCCGACGATTAGCGATGGCATAGCCCCGTTTGCCAAGAGTCCGTATGCGGTCGTGCTTGCGGTGTTGTCGGTGGCAATCTCCCGCAGGACAGCGGTAAGCGGCGCACGGCCAATCCGGATATCGCTTGGGTCACGCCCGTACCGGATATGGATGATGTCACTTACCGGGATGTCAAAGGAGCGGCCGTCCGTGGTGTAGACGTAGTGCGTTAGCGGGTTGGTGCCGTTACCAACCGGCCTGACCATATCCTGCGGCAGAAACTGCAAGGCGGTCACGGTGCCACGGGTGGAAGAGCGAATCTTTCTCAGGTAGGTGTTCCCGAATAGTTTATAGTCTTGGATGACCCAGCCCCAGAAAAGGCTACCCATAATCATCGGATCAGGCTGCGCCATGAGCTGAATAACCGGGTGGTCTTCTACCGGCTCTGCTTGCTGGCTGTCTACCGGTCGGTAGAGTCTTGGTGTTGCTTGTGGGTAGTTCCTAACATACCAGTCAATCGCACTAGCAACCACACCATTTAGCCCTAAGTCACCGGCTACTCTAGCCCAGTCCTTAGTACTTCCAGGGAGCGCCCGGCGTAGCAATGTCTGCAGCTGACCAGAGCCGTACCCAGTGAGGTAGATGTCCCTAGACTGGCTAAGTGGCAATGGCAATGCCTGTGTCGGGTTGGCTGCGGCTTTACGCCCAAGGAAGCGGTCAAAGATACCCATGCTCCCAGTATCCCACAAAAAGAAAAAGCCCCCTTGCGGGGGCCTGTGTGTCTTCTCTGCGTTAGATTGTCGATATTGCGATACGAGCCATCTTAGCAAACTCAGGTTCAAGGTCGGTGACAACTTCACCGGTTGCTACATTGACATACAACTTAGCGTTGATGATGCGTCCAGCCTTGCTGTTGCTGATGCGCTCGCCGTTCAACGTAACGTTGCGGAGTGAGCCAGTTTTGTAGCATTCAACTTCAAGACCAAGAATGTGTTGTGGCTTGAAGTAAACCCGGTGATTCGTTCCGCCCGTCCACTCCTTGCCGCCTGCCTCAACCAACCGTGTAATAAGTTCCATTGTTCTATCTCCCTGCTTGATGTCAACAATATACACTGTAGGTATATACACGTCAAGGGTATAGGGAGATATATTTTAGACGGCTCCCCAACTTCGCTTAGATCCGCACACCTGCCAAGCGTAAGCCAGAGCGTCTACCACGTCATCATGCCTGCCGACAGGAAAGGATAGCAGCTCATCCTCAAAGTATGCCGGTAGGCCTTGGCAGTGCATTACTTGGCTTTGCTCGTAGCGGGCTTCCAGAGGGGCAAAGCGGGTCACTTTGTCACGGTCTGGGCGAATGCCCCGGATAGGAAGTTTCGTGCGTCTAAGGAGCTCCTGCACAACAGCGGCTTGATATTGCACCTGCTCGATGCCTATCATGCTAGGATTCCACTTAGCCGCCATCATCTCGATGAACCGTAGCACGGAAGCAAAGTCCGCGCGGGTACGGTTGATGTCTCTAACGTAGATCGTGCCATCGTCACCACGGCTCACTACAGCCACGCCGGTGTAGTCTGCTTCGCTCTTGGTGCTGATTGCAAGGTCAACCCCGATGTAGGTAGGTAGGCCTTCAGGGCAATCGCCATACCGCAACCACTCCCGC